CTATTTCCTTCTTTTCCTGTCCCAGTCATACTTTACAATTTTGGTAAAGAATCTCATGATCTAAATGTGTCTTTAGTTAAGGATATATTGAATGAGAAAAAGTCAGATGGTGATGGAAAAGTAGCAAGTAATATGGGAGGGTGGCATAGTACTCTCAAGATGGAAGAGAGATATCCTAGTTTTAAAACTCTTAGAGATAAGATTGAAGAGTGTTCTAATGATTACTGTAGACAAACAGGGTATGAAGATGGTTTAATAGTAGAGAAGCTCTGGGCAAATATAAATGGTCCAGGTGATATCAATATGCCTCATCATCATGGTGAATCATCTTTAACTGGTGTATACTATCCCTTGTATGAGATGGTTAATGGTGAAATGAGAGTTGAGTATCTTGATGATCCAAAACTTCAACCTGGTAGTTGGGATGGTAAAAGAGGTGGTTCAGTTGTCTTTCATGATCCAGTTTATGGTCAAAAGATAAGACTAAGAAAGAAACAAGAAGTTAGTCCCTTCACTGTTGAACATTATCATCTGTATCCTGTGAGTGGATTACTTGCTGTATTTCCTGCTCACTTGATGCACACAGTCACACCATTCAAAGAAAAAAAGATTAGAATGAGTATTTCCTTTTGTTGTGTTTATGGAACAAATTGAGTTTTTAATTTTAAAAAATTTAATACACAATGAAAAGTATTTGAGAAAGTCAATACCTTTCATCAAGTCTGAGTATTTTGAAGATCCTCATCAGAAGATGGTGTATGAAGAGATATTTTCTTTTGTGCAAAAGTATAATGAGTTGCCTACAAAAGAAGTATTAACTATTGAAATTGAGAAGAGATCTGATATTAATGAAGACTCATTTAAAAGTGTTACTCATTTAATTAGTTGTCTTGATGAAAGTCCTGTAGAAAATGAATGGTTAGTTGATACTACAGAAAAATGGTGTAGAGACAGAGCTATATACTTAGCATTGTTAGACTCTATTGCAATAGCTGATGGAAAAGATGACAAAAAAGGAAGGGATGCTATTCCTAGCATTCTGTCTGACGCTTTGGCTGTTTCTTTCGATAATCATATAGGACATGATTATCTTCAAGATTATGAGGAAAGGTATGAATTCTATCACCAAAAAGAAGAGAAGATCCCATTTGACTTGGAGTTCTTCAACAAGATTACAAAGGGTGGTCTCCCAAATAAAACTCTTAACATTGCTCTTGCGGGCACTGGTGTGGGGAAGTCTTTGTTCATGTGCCATGTTGCTAGTGCATCTTTACTCCAAGATAAGAATGTACTTTACATTACCATGGAGATGGCTGAAGAGAAGATAGCAGAAAGAATAGATGCAAATTTATTAAATGTTGGAATACAAGATATTGTAGATTTACCTAAACCTATGTTCTCTACTAAGGTAAACAATATTACTAAGAAGACAATGGGTACTTTGATAGTTAAAGAATATCCTACTGCATCTGCACATAGTGGACATTTTAAAGCATTATTGACTGAGTTATCATTGAAAAAATCTTTCAAACCTGATATAATATTTGTAGATTATCTTAATATTTGTGCCTCATCTAGATACAGAGCTAATGCTAATGTCAACTCTTACTCGTATATCAAAGCGATTGCTGAAGAACTTAGAGGATTGGCAGTTGAAACCAACGTCCCCATTGTCTCAGCTACTCAAACTACTCGTTCTGGGTATGGTAGCAGTGACGTTGAGCTTACTGACACAAGTGAGTCCTTTGGCTTACCTGCTACTGCTGACCTTATGTTTGCCCTTATTTCCACGGAAGAACTAGAAGGTCTAAATCAGATATTAGTAAAACAATTAAAGAACAGATATAATGATCCTACAATCTATAAGAGATTTGTAATAGGAATTGATAGAGCAAAGATGAGATTATATGACTGTGAACAGAGTGCTCAGAATGATCTGATTGACACTAATCAAGAAGAAGAGTATACTAAAGATGACAAGATAAAACCAAAGTCAACATTTGCTGACTTTAAATTCTAAATAATAAAGAAAAAATTAAGAAATAGACATGGCACTTTCATACTATAAAGAAACACTGAGAGAAACTGCACTTAAACTGGCAACATCTGGTAAAGGCATACTTGCAGTTGATGAATCTACAAATACATGTGGTAAAAGATTAGCTAGCATTGGAGTAGAAAATACAGAGGAGAATCGTCAAGCATACAGAGGTATGTTATTCACTACAGAAGGACTTGGAAACTATATTAGTGGTGCCATTTTATTTGAAGAAACATTATTCCAAGATCATGCTGATGGTGAGAGCATGGTTTCTAAGTTAGAAAAGCAAGGAATCATACCAGGTATCAAGGTAGATAAAGGATTGAAACCATTAGTTGGTGCATTGGAGCATGAAACATATTGTTCTGGACTAGATGGTTTAACAGAAAGAGCAAGTGACTATTATGCAAGAGGTGCAAGATTTGCAAAGTGGAGAGCAGTTCTACAAATCACAGCAGATGGACCTTCTGATCTTGCTATCAGAGAAAATGCATGGGGTCTTGCAAGATATGCTAGATCAGTTCAAGAAGCAGGTTTAGTTCCTATCATTGAACCAGAAATTCTAATGGATGGTAATCATGATATTTTGACTACCTCTGAGATACAGGAAAAAATAATTAAGGAAGTATATTTTGCTTGTCAGCAGAATGGTGTATATCTAGAAGGAACACTTCTAAAACCATCTATGACAGTACCAGGCGCTGACTATGAGGGTAAATCTGATCCTAAGAGTGTTGCACTAGCAACAGTAACCACACTACTAAGATCAGTTCCTGCTGCTGTGCCAGGTATTGTATTTTTATCTGGTGGTTTAAGTGAAGAAGAAGCATCTCTATATCTAAATGAAATGAATCTTCTTGCTGCTGATAAACCATGGAATCTATCATTCTCATATGGTAGAGCATTACAACACTCTGCTCTTAGAGCATGGGGTGGTAGTAATGAAGCAGAAGGACAGAAGTTTGTTCTTGCAAGAGCACAGGCAAACTCTGAAGCATCTAAAGGATTATATGTCCTTGGATCTCAACCATCTTCTGATGAAAAATTATTTGTTGCTGGATACACTTATTAATGACTGTTGACACTAAAAAATATCTTGACTTTGTTGCTGGCGTAACCAGTATGCCTAGTCAAGATTCTGCTATTTTACAAGCAAGAATAGATGAACTTGTTGCAAATGGTGCAGATATACCACATCTACTCACTGCTGCACTTGGTCTTACTGCTGAGTCTGGTGAGTTCACTGAGGTAGTAAAGAAGATAATTCTACAAGGTAAACCATATAATGAAGAGAATGTCTTTCATATGAAGAGAGAATTAGGAGATATTTGTTGGTATCTTGCTCAAGCTTGTATGGCACTTGACACTACATTTGATGAAATTATTGAGATGAATGTAGATAAACTCAAGGCAAGATATCCTGGTGGAGAGTTTGATGTACATAAATCTGAGAATAGGAGAGAAGGCGATTTATAAATATATAAAGATAAACTAACATCGTAGTGCAATGTCAGATATGAGACATGTGTATAATGCTTACGCTGCAATATACAACCCTGAAATTAAGAAGAATTTAGAAGAGTCTAGAGATGCTTTCAGTAAGATGAACTTGAATCAGTTAAATGATCAAGATCTTTATGAAGTGTCAGAAGAGATATTGGAGAAAGTATTTTTTCATCATGATCTAGATGTTCCTACAGCAGAATCATTGATTGAAGCAATTCTATCAGATGCTATTGATGGTGATAAGTCACCACTTAGACTTGGTAAGATTGAGAGATTAACTGAGGCATTTGCAGCTGCTTTTGATAGAGTTAAGGAAAAGTCAATCAGAGTAGCAAAGGAGTCTTATACTGAATATCTTTATAAGAAAGATCAACTTTCTAGATTATCAAGTAACAATGACCTTGATTTACCTAAACAAAGATTGCATCAGAATTTAATTGCAGAAGATAGAAAGATTATAAAATCTGGTATCTTAGAAATTATAGAAGGTAAGGTCAACGCAGGTCTTCAAGCATATCTTGATAAGAAGAAAGGCAAGAAGACTGATGATAAGGAAGAAAATGGCAATGGCAAATCATCTAAAGGTGGTAAACCAGACTTTCTAGATCTTGATAAAGATGGTGATAAGAAGGAGTCAATGAAGAAGGCTGCTAAAGATAAGAAGTTAAAAGAAGCTATGATTGTCACTAATGCTGACAAGAAAGGCAATACACCTGCATATCAGAACTATAAGAAAGGTATGAAGAATCCTAAGACAGGAGAACCTGTTTATAAGGCAGCAGATCATATGAAAGAGTCTGGTATTTTCTCTGAGCATGAGATCAGTAAAGTTGTTTGGTCTGAGTTTGATGAAGAGTATATTAGTGAATTAACATTAACTGATAAAGAAAAAGAAGGATTAAACAAATCAGTTAAAAATGCAACTAATAATGCATCAAGAAAGATAGGTTTGAATGTTCATAAGGCAATGCGTTTTGAACCAAATAGAATGAAAAAAGAGGACATAGATAAAGTTGATGAAAACTATCGTGCAATGAGAAATCCTGAGAAGTATGAAAGGGAACAGGACAAGAAACTTGAAAGAGACAAACCCTATCATAAAAGATCTAGAGAAGCAAGAATGGCAGATCCAGATAGAGGAATCAACTCACCTGCATTCAAGAAGTTCATGGCTGACAGAGGCATGTAAAATAAATATGTTATAATGTGTTTATTGACGTAAACAAATGGCAAAAGTTTTTAAAGAGGAGCAAGAACAATGTTCTATCATATCAACTTACTACGCCATAGAAAAGGATGCTAATCTAGAACCTGATCAAGATTTAGAACTGAAAAAGAAATTTTTGGAAATTTATCCAAATATGCCAGATGATTGGTATTCTACATTTCTTAATCAAGCAGAGGCTATTAAAGATAAGATAGGATCTAATAATTGGAAATATGGGTGGTATGATGGCACTCAAGGATGGGCTAAAGGTATTATTCCAGATAATAAAGTAAGTTATATTATGAGTGCTATATGGAATATTTTTACACCTGCTCAAAAGAAAATATTTGGAAATCAAAAAGACAGTTGGAATACTGCTGATGTATTTGTAGTTAATAGTCAGAAGGAAAAACAAATTTTAAAATTCATTAAAGGATTGCAAGATGAATTTAATTTACCTAAAT